TTGCGCAAATTGACGGTGAGAAGCAAAAAGCCCAAAAAGAAGACGACGCTAATAAAAAGCTCATGGACGATGTAACTGTTTTGATTAATGGTTACCAAACAGAACGAGAGCGTTATGACGCCAATGGCCATACCACCCTTGCTGAACAAGATTTATTAGATTCAGCTGATCGCGTGATTGGCAATTCTTTTTTTCCTAACGACCCACAAACACCTACACCATCTTTACCTGGTGGGGTTTGGAAGTATTTTATCCCATATGCTTATAACAAGGCTTTGGGAAAATCATATGCAGAAGCTTATTCGGTTGTGGCCAAGGAACAAACGGCAATTGATGACGTTTTGGCTAAAATTGCAGTCGTGGAGTCTTTTTCAAATATTACCCGAAGTACTGGTCAATCTTGCGGAGCTACAGGCACATGCTCTCTCCCTGCTTACACAACTCAATCAGATTGTACAACCAACGGTGGTATTTGGACTCCAGGGCCAGATTTAATCGCAAATGACCCGGCAATGCAAACTGCAGGTAGCAATTTAATTGCTTCTATTTTAGCTTGGGAAACATTTATGAATGCGACTTTTGCGGTCGTTCCTACTACAGATACAGACCCAACTAGATCTGCACAAAACACAGCTTCTAAAGCCGATATTACAAATGCCATTTCAATTATCGACACATGGCAGGCTCTTACAACATACAACACAGCACATATGCAAACTACTTGTGCAGGATTCAATTCCTATAACTTTAATTTGCTTGGTCCTGTTAAGTTTCGTGCTGCTGAATTACAACCAATTAAAGATGAGTTAATTGCTCGTCAAGCTTTTATCACAACTAGATTGGCACAATTAAATACGAATCTTGGCACAATTGTTCAAAATTTGACCGATGGTTCTTTAACCGCCACTACTGGTTTTTATGGGCAGCGAATGAAGATTATCAACACTCGTTTAAATGTTATGGGTGGTTCTTTGACTAAGCTTAAAGGCTTACAGCGTGGACAGGCAGCTCAAGGACAGGCTAAAGATTCAAATGATAATACAGCAGCTGTTTATGCTTCTGTTATGGTTTGTTCGGCTTTTAGAGCACCTGCAACTGGGACAGCAACAATTCATGTATTGAATGGCGCTGGTTTTTCTGTTGGAAATACAGTCTATGTATGTGCTGATGGTCAAGAAGAAATTCAAACCACTATTGTTAATGTGCAGGGGAATACGATTTATCTTGCTGATAAGATTCCACAAAAATATCGCCAAAATGAATTAGCACGTCTTTACAAAGTTCTTTAAAGATCAGATTTTTCTATAGCTGCTAATTTATTAGCTTCTAATAAAACAGCCTCTTCGATTTTAGCATAGGCCGCTTCGTACTTTTTAGTGCTTGGGATAACACCTTCTACTTCTTCAGCCCTTAATTTCTTTTGAGCATCGTAAAGATGTTTTTCATATACACGTTTTATGTATGCATGGATAGTTTTATACAGCGCACTGTCGTTTAGTTCGCTGTATACATTGGCACCCTTTAATTTATGATACACCATTCCGGCTATTTCTTGAGTATCCATTTATCCTACAGTAACTCAGATGCCAACTCAGCCAATTCCGATCTCTCACATTTAGAAAAATGGATGTGTGCAGCAATCTCTTGGTCTTTGAATTTGTCGATCACATAAGCAAGACCATTGCTGATTGAATCAACCTTAGGGTTGTCGATTTGTTGTAAATCTCCAGTTAGAATAATTTTAGTGTTTTCGCCTGCGCGTGAGATAATTGTTTTTACTTCATGGCGGGTAAGATTTTGAGCTTCGTCAATGATAATATATTCATTTGGAATACTTCGACCACGGATATGACCTAGAGACTCCATTTTTAAAATACCATTGGTGAGCATATCATGCCATGCACTTTTCCCACGTCCATTGGCACCATTGTCAAAAACGAATTCGATGTTGTCGATGATGGGTTGCATCCATGGAGCCAGCTTCTCCTCCATATTTCCTGGTAAATAACCAAGATCTTGACCCATTGGAATTGCAGGTCTAGCCACAAGCAAACGCTTATGGCTTTGTTCTTCCAAAACAGCGTGTAAACCACCAAGAATAGCCATTAATGTTTTACCTGTACCAGCACGTCCAGTTAAGGTAACAAGTTTTACTTTAGGGTCTAAAAGTGCGTCAAGTGAGCATCTTTGTTCAAGATTTTTGTGTCCAATTCCCCAAACTTGAAAATCTTTTGGGAGTTTTTTAAGGCCGTCATTTGTGTGGCGATAAATACCATCGTGAAGAGCAAGATATTTATTTAATTCTTTGCCTTTGCGGAGTTTAGCCTTTTCATTCTCCGCATCAAGACCGGCTAATACACCTTTGTAGGGCATGTCAATGGAAGATTCAATTAGCTCGTGACGTTCAAGTTTAACACCAAATCCGCGAGCAATGACACCCATCAAGATGTCATTTGTGATTAGGGTTACATCAAAACCATTTTGACCAAGTCGAATGGCACTGGTAATGATTTGTTCGTCACATGTCCCTTCGTACTCAGAAGAGTTGTGCAACCACATTTTTTTAGGATTTTTTTCGATATATCTGGCAAACTCACGAATGTTTCGCGCTTTTTCAGAATGTCCGCTTTTATGCTTATCAAGCTCGGATAAAACGGTGGTAGGAACGAAAACTCTACCTTTTAATTTTTTTAGGATGTTTGGGTCATGAATAATAACATTGGTATCTACAACGTAGACTTTTTCCTTTTGTTTGTTGTTATTTTTTGCTTCCTTGGACGATTTTGAAGGTTTTGCGCCTCTTCTCATCAACTTTCCTATTCCTATTCGCTCGATAAAATTTTAGAGCTGTGATGTACGTTATTACTGCTAATGGTACCAGGGAAAGCCCAACGGCGAAAGACATACTCATCGAAATCATAATCAAAATGTCGTTGTCAATCATCCAAACCTTCTCTAATAGCCTTTTTGTTATCTTTCCTATTATAGTCTTTTATGGACCCAAAAGCGACGCCGGTAGGTGGAACGGGCACCCTTGGTTTGATATTCTCTAGCGATTTCATTAGGTTAGACAAAGTTTTGCGTGTTTTTTTCGCTTTTCTTCGTCTTGCCATCATTTTACTCATTTTTTAGCCTTTGTTAGGTTATCAATAGCCCACAATGGTTGTAAATTACTATAATGACACGCTTTTTTAAATTCTTCTGGAGATGTTAAATCAAAAGTATTTAATGGTTTGATATGGTCAATATGCCAACCACTAAAACCATAATTGTTCCAATTCATTTCATTGTCAAATTTAGATTCAATATGTTTTTTAAAGTCAGTAATGGAACAGCCAAGGTTATCAATAGCCGAGCCATTTTTTTGATCTTTTTGAACAGCTTTTCTTAGTCGATCTCTTAAATTTTTTGCAATGTGATAGTGACCGCCCTTAGGTTGTGCTGCTTGCCACCCCATCACTCTATTTTTAATAGCATCTTTATGGCTATTGTAATAGATTTGATCTTTTAAGCGAATGGCTTCTTTATTTGCAGATCTATACGTCAAATCATACTGTTGCTTAGAATTTTTGTTTAAGTCTTTGTATTTCTTAATCTTTTCTTGATTTTTAAGGTAATAAAGACGTTGACAATCCTTACAAGATAGTTGTAGACCATCAGGTCTTTTTTTATCTTTAGAAAAACATTCTAAAGGCTTGTGATTATTACATTTTGTACAAAGTTTCATCTCTACCCTTAAAGATTGCGAAAAGTGCAATCTTATATAGTATACCACGAAAATCCACGTTCCTGGATGTGCATTAAAGGGAATTTAAAAACGGATGAATTTATTTTCAGATATTAGCAATTTTATCAATAAACAATTGGGTTTGGACACCTCTACAAGTACGTCTAAAACCCAAAATGGCAAAACGCCATGGGAAGGTGACCCATCAGCTGTCCAAGATTCTGTATTTTGGCAGCCATTGAGTATTGACCCTCAGCGTTGGAATAAGCTATACCCTTATCGATTGATCGTTGTGGATGTTTCAAAGCCTGGAAAACCACAAATCGTTGGTGGGGACAAAAAAGGCGCTAAAAGTAAAGCCTCTACAGTTAAGGGCGCAACGGGCCTTACCTACGTATTAAACGAAACTATTTTGTCTGGTTCTTGGGAATGTACGTTGCCAATTACACCTCAACAATTGAAAATGTCAACTCAATTTTCTATCAATACCTCAGCTACAATGCGTGGTGTGGTTGAAGAGCACAATGGGGTCAAGTTCAAAACCATTACAGCCTCTGGAACCACTGGTATTTGGCCTACAAAACCAGTTCAGGGTGGAAAAATTGCAAATCCCACATCACTTGGTTCAATTGCTGGTGGAACTTTGGAAGCAGCTCAAGGATTGATTAACAATATCAATCGAGTTGCCAATATGTTTAACGGCCAGCATCCAAATAATGCTAGTAAGGTATTAAAGCCAGGGGAAACAGATGCCAATATTTTTTCAACTGGTTATTATCAAGCTTTGTATTTGGGTGAATTCTTAGATCGATATGCAGAAGCGAAACGCAATCCTAAAAATAAAGGATGGCGTTTAGTGTTTGATATTCCTAAACAGAATCAATCATTTATCGTAACTCCTTTGGCTTTTGAGTTAAATCAAAGCGAAAGAAAGCCAAGTGAGATGTTATTTTCTTTCCAATTAAAGGCTTGGAAAAGAATTGATTTGCAATCTGAATCACAACCTGCTGGTGGTGAACTTCCTAAAATGGAAGCTAATTTATTTCAACGGATTGTTGGAACAATAGCTGAAGTTCGAAGAACTCTTTCTAGCTCTGTAAATTTAGTGAAAGCAGTTCGATCTGATTTCCAAAAACCATTTAACGTTCTTCGTCAAACCTCATTGGTTGTTAAAGATACTGCAGGATTGGCTTTTGCCGTTGGTGATTTACCACGTCAATTAATCGATGATTTCAATTCCGCTATTAATTCTGCATGGGTGACGTCTGCAAATGCTTTTCAAAGAGGAGCTGATAGAAGTACGTCTTCAAATGCTGATTCTTTGGTTTTAAGAAATCCTATTAGTGGTAAAAATACATCTTCGTCTCAAAAAGCTGGAAGTGTAATTAGCTCTGTTCTTGATCGTCAAAAAGTCAATGAAGGTCTTTCAAATGAAGAGATTGCTTCAGGTGCTCTAGGCGCTGAGGCAGCACAACGACTTGAAACAGACCCATTAACCGATGTATTTAAAAACCCAGAAGAAAACTTTGATTTATTTGATGGAATTTCAGTTGATGATTTGACTTTAAACCCAGCGCAACAACTTGCTATTGATGATGAATTGCTTCGTGTTCGTTTATTGAATGTAAATGACTTTCGTGGATTCAGACAGGAAATTGTTAACTTGGCTCATGATATTGCAGATAGTTTTGGTGCCGGAAGTGCCGTTTATTCTGATGTTTATGGATTGCCAACACCTAAAGATCGTCCTATCCCAATGACAGTGGAAGAGAATGAGGTTTTACAAGCTTTATTTCAAGCTGTTCAAATGTATGATTTGCTTTGTGCTACGAAAAAATATGATGATCTAACTATTCAAAATCCTATGGAATTTGTTGGTGGTTTAGCTAATGAGTCTGGAATTGATTTTGAAGATTTCAGTTCAAAATTATTAGCTCCTGTGCCGTTTGGAGCCACAATCGAAGAGATTGCAGCTAGATATATGGGTGATTCTTCAAAATGGCTTGAGATTGTAACATTGAATAAATTGAGATCTCCATATATTGATGAAACAGGTTTTACCTATGAATTTTTATCGAATGCAGAAGGTCGACAATTTAACGTAAATGATACAGAAGATAACTTATATATCGGTCAAAAAATTACTATTGTGTCCGATACAGTTCCACCAGTTACTCGTAAAATTGTTAATGTGGAGAAAATTGGCGATGGTAACTTCTTGGTTACTGTTGATGGGTTGGCTAATTTGGACTTATTTCAAACTGACGACAACGCTAGAATGCAAGGTTATCTACCAGGCACTGTGAATAGTCAAAATCAGATTTATATTCCTACAAATCAACCTGCAGATGAAGACGATCGTGTATTTGACATTGTTAACATGCCAAGTACAGCCTTGAATAAGTTGGCCAAAATTGACTTTTTATTGACTGACAATTTTGACATTGCTGTGAATTCAGTGGGTGACTTCAGATTAGCAAGTGGTTTGACAAATTTGATTCAAGCGTTAAAGTTAAAAATTAGAACACAACGAGGAACACTACTTCGGCATCTAGAGTATGGCATTGGTTTGACCCACGGCATCTCGGTAGCGGATATCGAAAACGGTGAAATTATCAAATCCTTAAACGCAATGATTGCGAGTGACGATAGGTTTGAAGCAATCGAGAGTATTAACATTCGATTGGATGGACCAACTATGAAAATTGATATGGTTATTCGGATTGCCAATGGCTCTGGAATCGTACCTATTTCATTTGACGTTAAGGCTGCTTAAAAATGTGGTATTATACTATATGTTAGCAATCTTTAAGGATATCAGGAGAACAAATGGCCAGTAGATTGCCAAATCCCCAGGCATATGAAGTTATTTTAGGTGATATGTTAGCCACTTATATGGCTAAGATCGGTGTAAATGATTTGAACGTCGGTTCTACCGTCGTTTCATTTTTTGAAGCTATGGCCCAGGCCGTATATCGTGCTTCAGGCGATACCTTTGCTATTTTAAGAGATTTTTCAGTTGATCGTGCTGAGGGCGAAGCTTTACAACGTATTCGTGAAGAAGAAGGTCTTCCAGCCATCAACGCTCGTGTTGCCACTGGTAAGGTTACAATCGGCGACTCTTCTTTTACCAAAAAAGTAACTAAAATTTATGCTGGTGCTCAACCTCCAAATATCGGCTCCATGGAAATTCCAGTATCTGATGCTTCCGAGTTTGACGCTTCGGGTTCAATTTACATTGGTCGTGGAACTCCAAATGTCGAGGGTCCTTTGGCCTACAGCAGCATTACACCTGTTGGTGGATATTATGTCATTAATTTATCAGCTCCAACTACCAAGTATCACAATTTATCAGAAAAGGTGATCTTGGCTCAGGGTGGAACTCGTAATATCGCAGCTGGAACGGTTGTGAAAACCCTTTCTTCCGGTTCATCTCCAGATGTAAATTTCACAGTGACTAGAAATACCACTTTACTTGACGGTGAAGACACTGTTACGGATGTGCCAGTTGCTGCTCAAGAAACTGGAACTGATGGAAATGTACCTAGAAATGCTATCCGTGAATTCGTATCAGCTCCTTTCACAGGCGCTACAGTTACCAACCCAGTAGGGTTTATCACAGGTAAAAACGAAGAAACTGACCAAGAAATCCGAAATAGAATTAAAAAAGCTCGTATTTCTCGCGGCCTTGGAACTGCCATTGCGGTAAAAAATGCTGTGTTGGGTGCCCAAGCGTCTGATGAAAATGCAGTTGTTATTTCTGATGAAATTTTTTCTGATGGTGATGAAACCACTCTATATATTGATAATGGTGGTGGATATGAAGAAAAAACCAAGGGTATTGGTTTAGAATTTATTGTTGACTCTGCTCTTGGTGGTGAGAGAAATTTCCAATTGGCTACAAGTGGAACTCAAACTTCTGTAGCGAAAGCTACTTTAACATCTACAGAATCTGCACCATTTGAAATCAATCCAAACGATAGACTTTCAATTCTTGTGGGTGGTATTCTTTCAGAACACGCTTTTGCTGAAGGTGACTTCAAAGCTAATGGTTTTGCTTCTGCTTATGAAGTGGTAGCTTCTATCAATGCAAATCCTGATTTAAAATACTCTGCAAGTACAGTTGATAGTGGAACTCGCGTTGCGATTCAGGCTAAGGCTGAAACTTCTGAATATTTACAAAAAACAACACCTACTGTTGGGACTGATGCTGGTGAAGCGCTTGGTTTATCTTCAAGTGAAGTTGAGACCTTGCGTTTATACAAAAACAACATTCCTTTGAGTAGAAATGGTCGTTTAGCGGTTATTGAGTCTGCCAATCAAACTGATTGGTCAAATACCATTGCACCGGGTGATACTCTTATTTTGATGGTTGATAAAACTCAATCCATTACATATACTTTCACCAATGCTGATTTCTTAGCAGAAGGCACACACTCCACAGTTGCAAAAACAAACACATTGCAATCATGGGTGAATGTGATTAACGCTAAAATCACAGGTGTTACTGCTTCTATCAATGGGAATAGATTGGTTCTTGTTTCTAACCTTGGTACAAACTCACGCGCTCAATTAATTATTGACGAGTCATCTACTTTAGTTTCTAAGGGTATGTTTACTAATTCAGTTGGTCTTTCTGCCAATGGTGCTGAAGCAGACTTTAAATTATCTAGAAATACAGCTCAAATTAAACTTACAAATCCTTTGGCAGCTGGCGATAGTTTAACTGCAGGTTCTGAGTTTACACAAGCCACAGTTTATAGTTCAGCTATCCTTGGTGGATCAGTTACATTACCTGCTGATGCACAAATGTGGGTAATGGTTGACAATCAAGATGCGGAAATCATCAACCATGGTGTACTAAGCGATAGCTTGTTCTATGTAACTAAGCCAACAACAAATATTGTTCGTTATCGAGCATCTTTTGCCGGTGCCTTTGCAGCCGTGCAACCAGGTGATTATGTGGTTGTTTGGTCTGACGATCTATTGCCTGGCAACAGACTTGAAGGTCGTGTTAATGCGGTTGGAACTCAATCTTTAACTAACGATTACTTTGAATTAAAAGTTACCCCTACAGAATTTGCTGGTGCTTCAGTACAAGCTCCTGTAACATTTTTCGAAGGTTTGGCATTTCTTAGAACTGCAATTCCTCCATTAAAAGTACAGATTGCAGCTGGTTCTTACAATATCAATACAGTTGCGGCTAATTTAACATCTCAAATTCCTGGTGCAACGGCATCTACGGAAAATGACGAGATTATCAAGATTACTTCAAATAATAAAAATACTGACGGTAGTATCTTGCTATTTACTTTTAATGATGCGGCTAAGAATTTAAATTTTACATTGGGTGACTACGCTACATCTAGTTTTTCACACTTTGGTTTCTTTAAAAATGATCAAAATTCTACTAGATTTCCATTGTTCATTCATTCGTATTTTTCTGGTAACAGACAAGCTGACCCACCAAATTCAATGATTCCAGATCTTGAATCTGCAATTGATTTGGCAGTATTGGGTGTTGACCCTAATATGTTGATTTGCATGAAACATCCTTATTTAACTTCTGGTTCTTATATCAAAGACAATCAGGGTGTTGATCAAACAGTACAAATTGATGCTTTAACAGGAATCACCATCGATATCGACGAAACTAAAACCATCCGTCGTGTTCGACAAAACGATCGTTATGTTGTTTTAAGTCCACTTGATTTTGACTTTGACGACAACATGATCGTGGTTCTTGATGGCAATGCCTCTGAGAAGACTTTCCCAATTAATTTATATCGCAAGGCTGTAACGAATTCAACCATGTCAATTAATGCGAATCAATTTCGTGCTTATGACGTAGATGCAGGCGCTACTACCCAATTCTCACAATTCTTTGGCTCATCTTTCAGCTTCAAAAATTACAAAGCAATGATGAAAGCTAAAAATGTTTTGGACCCTCAGTCTATGACAGATGAAGATGCTATTCTTTATAGATCTGCTATCTGGGGTGTTGGTGGTGAAAAATATCGCGTAGGATATGTATATCCAACAGCTGCAAATCAAGATATTTCACACTCCGTTTTGGTTGGTGAAGATGTCAATGTTAAAATTGGTTTAAAATCTGGTGCTCCAGTTGTTAATACGATCGATGGAACTACAGAATGGGATGTGACGGTTACCCCTAACACTCCTGTTGCAGGTGTGGATGAAGTTTCTTATACTTGGAATGGAAATGGTACAAACCCAACCATGCCAACTCTTGCTCCTGGCCATTATGTAACTATTAATGGCAATGGTGAGTTTAGTGCTGCAAATCAAGGTACTTTTAGAGTATCTTTTGCTACTTCTACATCATTTACAGTTCGTAGACCAAATGGTGCAGCTCTAGCGGAAAATAACATTGCTACTCTGACTACAAACACAATTAGTATGTATGAAAACGATGATACAACAGCTCAAGAAGTTGTTGATTACGTTACCGCAAACTTAATTAATTGGATTACAGCTGAAATTGTTAATGACAATGGAACCACAGGTGCTGGTGTCATCGACCATTCAACTTGGGAAGACAATGATTTTGCTTCCGATGCAGATGCTATCTATATGCTAGATGGTATGAATTGGATTTCATCTTCTACACTGGGAAATTCTGCTCCGAATCCTCAATTTGTTCTGAAAAAGACACTTGACTTGCCAAGTTACGACACTAATTCTATCGCGGCTTATGCATTTAACAATGGCGAAGAATTAAGACTTATTCCTACAACTATCGAGCAATTATCTGAATTCTTATCAGTATTGGCTGTGACTGGTTTCACTACTCTTGGTGAGGTTTCAGTTGTTGATAGAGGAGAGATTTTACAACTTGCAACTCAAATTTTAGGTTCTTCTGGTTCTGTTAAAATGTCTGGTGGACGTGGTAATGTATCTCAAGCCCAAGTTCTTGGAACATCTAGTTTGATTCCAAACACAGATTTGATGCAATCTAGTATTTCAAAAGCTGCTTCTGCAGGTTTGGCTGTTGGACAATGGTTAAAGGTACAAGCTTCTAACTTACAACAAAAATCTACAGGAATTAGTTTCACTACTCAAGTGACTATTGTGCCAAATGACCCTACAGCTAACGTTTCTTCTATTTCTCTTGCAAACAGAGAGGTTGCTGATCGTTATTTCGGTCAGCCTAGAAATATGTTCCGCGATCGCTCACGCGCTTTCCACGTTGAAAAACACGGCTCTCTCGTTAATATCTCTTGGGATAATGTAACTGGTGGAAGTCCAGTATTCCAAAAATCAGTAGAGTTTAACGATGCTGGTGGTGGAAACATGTCGGTTACTTTCAATTCTGACACACAGTATACAGAATATACTAGAACTTCTGGCTCTAGAAACTTCTCTGAAGTTCAGCCTGGTGATATCGCTACAATCTCTGGCTTTGCAGATGCTGAAAACAACGGTAATTTTGTTGTTGTTGGTGTTTCTGACGATGGTTTAACGATCGCAGTTGATAATCCAGATGGATTGAGTGCAGGCGCAACTTCTATCGCTGCAGGCGCAATCACAATCACTACAGAAATTAAAGAAGGTGATACTTTAGAAATTGGTGCTCCATTTAGCAATCTAAATCAAGGTATGTTCAGAGTTATTCGTAGATATGAAAATAGTATCTATATTGAAAATGAATTTGCAGTTGAAGAGCGAGTTGTAGTTGCTTCTAATTTAAGATCATTAGGTTTTGATAACACTACACAGTTTGATGTTACAGTAAGTGGTGATATGGTCATCACTTATGATGGTACTGGTACCACACCAACACTTTCAAATGCTAAAATGGGTGATATTTTAACAGTGGGAACGGCTTTCGCTGCTAACAATCAGGGTGATTTTATGATCACTGAGGTTGGTTCTAATTATATTAAAGTAGCAAATGCTAAAGCAGTTGCTCAGTCTAACATCACTGTAAGTGGTATTGGTGGTAATGTATTAGAGGCTCATATTCCGTCAATGGTTTACAGTCCATATGAAAACACAAGAGCTGGTGACACATTCGTTATCTCTGGTAATGTATTAAATGCAGGTAATCTTGGAACTCACAATATTGTTGAAGTTCTTTCTAAAACTAAAGCAATTGTAAGTGGTATTTTAACAGCTCAATCTTCTGTTCAATTAAATAACTTATTTGTTCAAGTCTATGTTGAAGAGGGAATTCCTTATTCTGGATACAAAAAAGTATTTAGTAAAGCCGTTGACCCGGCAAACACAAACAGAGTGTTGTTATTATTTGATTCTAACGAAGAGTATGTAAAAATCAATGAAGCTGCAAGTACATTGTTGACTTCTCAAGGTAAGTTGGGTTTCTCTGAAACTACAATTTCTGGTTTTGACTCTTACAAGCATCACATTGGATTGATTGCTCAGTCAAATAAGATTGTCTACGGTGACCCACGAGATAATGTAACTTATCCTGGTGTTGCAGCTGCTGGTGCTGAAATCTTTATCAAACCACCATTGGTTCGAAGAATTACTGTTTCCATCAACGTGCGTGTACAAACAGGTATACCTTTTAGTCGTATCACAGAGCAAGTTAGAAATAACATTGCAGCATTGATCAACTCAACTGGAATCGGTGAGTCAATCGCTATTTCTGATATTATTTCAACTGTAAACAGCATCCCTGGAACTATTGCAATTTCTATTAGTTCTCCTACTTATGACCCATTAAATGATATTATTGTGGTCAATCCAGCGGAGAAACCTTTTGTTCTTGATATCGTAAATGATATTCAAGTAAGTAAAGTGGAGTAATCAATGAGTGAAGCTGATGACAGAGCCGCAGCCAAAGCGAGATTAAGGGCATATCTTAATCCTAGTATACAGGGTAAAAACACAAATGCTGTTTTGGATGCTCTTTCTACAGGCGGCGCTCATTTAGTTAATAACGTAGAAGCTGTCAATGACCAGCTTTACATTGTTAAGGCTCAAGGTCGTTATCTGGATCAGCGTATGGCTGATAGGGATATCACACGCCCTGATAACGTTGGTCTTTCAGACGAAGTTTTTCGTGAAATTGGTATTGAAGTTTCCAATCGTAAACAAGTTCGTGATTTAATGATGAATATCCTCCGTATTATTTACGGTGAAGAGTTTACACGCGCAACTGTCGTTTCCGCTGCACTAGAGCCTTATGCTTTACAAGACGGCGACACTTTAACAATTCAGTATGATGATCAAGAAGATGTTGAAGTTACTTTTAAAACTGCACAATTTTCTTCCATTGCAGCTGCAACCGCTCAAGAAGTGGCAGATGCAATTACAAAAGAAATCAGACGTTTGGGTAGAACGGGTGCTGCTGTCGCAAAAGACGATGGGGTTGGTGGTTATGTTCAGATTATCTCTGAAACTGATGGACCTGCATCTTCAGTTCGTGTAACCGGTGGTAAGGCACAAAATAAATTGAAATTTGATTCTATTAGACCTACTTCTGGACAACCTGCTACACAATGGACACTTTCTTTGATTGCTGGTGGTTCTGTTAGAGCTACTTGGACCGGTGGACCAGACCCTTCAATTGGTAAGGTTAAGAAAAATGACTATGTCAATATTTATGGTACTGCTTTTAATATTAATAATCGTGGTACATTTACAGTAACAAAAGTTCAAGGTGGTCTTGTAAACCAAGCTTATTTTGAATTTGAAAATCCAAACGGCGTGGCCCAAACTACACTTCAGGGTACTATCGAGGGAATGTTATTTTTCAATCCAGTTCGAAGTACAATTGTTAGCAAAAAGAACTACGCAACTCTTTATCAAACAGAATCTCGATTGCTTGAGATCTTTATTCCTGCCACAACTAAGGTTGTTCGTCGTGATAGACCAGGTTCAGCTCATTTGCACGATTCAGGTCCATCTGGTGAGGGTAACGAAGGTCCCTATGCCTTTGATACCTCTAAGGGTTATTTAATTGGTGGAGAAGAGTGTAATACCCTTCAAGAAATCAATTCAAATTCATCAATGATTATTCAAGTTGATAATGCTTCTGATATTCCAGATACACCAGGTGAGTTGATCTTTGCTTTTGGTACATCCAATGAAGAAGGACCGGTTCCATATATCGCTAGACCATCTGCTGGAACTATTGTTGTTGACCCATCGTATAGATTTGAAAACATTCATCCGTCTGGAACAAATATTTCACTTGTGTCACAGGGTTATGCTTTTGAGCCTGATAAAGATGGTACAGATTTTCCTTTTTACATCACAGATATCGTTTCTGGGCGTATTTATGCGGAAGAATTAATTAATTTGGTCGCTGCAACGGGGATTAATGTTGTTATTACAATCTTATATCCTGAGGACATCGGTCTTGGTAAATGGGGTGACGAGGTCAACTCAGAAAAATATGATATTTGGGGTAGTGATCCTGTATGAGTCAATCAGTAGTTTTAAAAGGTGCAGAAGTAAAAATGTATGTCGGTGGTAAATTGTATGCTGAAGTAACAAGCATTCGATATGCAATTGATTATGGTGAACAAGAAATTTTTGGGATCGATTCTCAATTTGCCCAAGAAATTGCTCCAGGTCGAGTGACAGTTCAAGGAACTGTTACGGGTATGCAGATTAAAATGGTTGGTGGACTTCAAGCTTATGATTTAAGAACCAAAATCACAGAAATCTTACATGCTCCATATGTTTCGTTGAGATTGAAAGATAGGAAGTCAGACTCTGATCTTTTTTTCTTGCCACAAATGAAAGTCACAAGCGAATCAACAACAATTGTTGCTAAAGGCGTTGTTTCTGTATCTTTCCAATTTAAGGGTATTATTCCATACAATCCACTAGATATTAGTGGGTAGACGGACCTTTTTCCCACCAAATATTGTCGTTTTCTAAATCTTTCATATATAGATTGGCAACTTCGGTTGCCTCAAGTTGATTTAGATTTTGTACAAAATGGGTCATCCATCCCCATCGACTTTCTTTAGCTCTTTGACTTAACAAGTTTGGTCTTTCTAATAGATGAAATAGGGCAATGTTATACTCTTCAGTCAATCCGTTGTACCAACACAATAAGGTTCGATCGTTGAAAGTTCTTCTGGCTAATAATAGCCATCCATCGTCTTCTTCGAGATAATCAGTTGGGTCAATGATGATTTTGCTCATTTAATCCTCAATAACGAAGGCGATAGTTGCTTCCTGGTCTTTTTTGGGTCGTGATTGAGCAACAAAATTACTGTTGTATGGCTTAACGAGTCTTTTTTTAGCTTTTCTTGGTGGTCTAACAATTTTTTCGTATCCGGGTACGGTTGTTGTATACCAAGCTGTTGTCAACATAACTACAGTATTGTCTGGAACATCAGCTAATTTCTTTTTTAACTCTCCAACTGTCATAAATACCTCATTTTATTAAGTTTTTTAAACTTTTATCTCATCTTAACATAAAAAACTCGAAAACACAAGAAAAACTACAATCTTTAGGTATAACTAGTACTTAATGACAATCTTTAAGGTATCCTCCCTATGTTTATTTATCTCAAATCGAATTAAATGGACTTAAAACGGTGAGTCGAAGGAAATAAAAATGGCAGTTAGAAGATCGCAAAACTGGCTTAATCAACAACGTGTGGACGTTCCTCATTTACGTTCGATTGAATCAGCTGTACGTAATGACTTTGATGAACTTTTAGCATCGTTTGCTATCGGTGAAGATGCTTCTTATATTATTCGTGGTTTTACCCTAAATATGGTCGGTGCAATTGGCTCTTCTGCATCCAGCCTTCAAATGATCGTTGAAAATAGCGCCCTTATGCATGGAAAGTCTTCACAAGCTGGAACTTTCTTTATGGTGCCTTCTGGTGAGGCCAATCAAACAATCAACTCAACTACAAATCCAAATGTTCAGGGTTCATTCACACCAAGCGCATTGAATTATATCGGTATCGAATTTAATCGAGCTGTTGATAATTCAACTTCAGCTCAAGTATTCTTGTGGAATCCAACAAACAAAAATGAAATCTCTAAAACTGTACCTTTGGCTGAAACCTTAAACTATCGTATCGTAGTTACATCTTCTATCTGGGCTGCGAACGTACTTCCAATCTCTATCGTTGAGACCGACTCTTCAAATAATGTTCTTAGTGTTGAAGATCGACGTCCAATGTTATTCAGACTTGGAACTGGTGGACCAAACACACCAAACCCTTTCTACAAATATCCATGGGACCATGACACTGAAGGAAGAACAGAAAACTTCTGGAAATCTTCATCTGCTGTATCGCCTTTTAAGGGTGGAGATAAGCAGATTCAGCAATTTAAAGAATGGGCTGATGCAGTAATGTCCGCTATCCTTGAAATCAAGGGTACAACTTATTGGTATTCAGACAATTCTGGTGGTTCAATTATTAAATTGCGCGGTGACTTGTCACAACTCCAAATGACTGGAAGTGGTAAGTGGACACATGCATTAGCAACAGCTGGTCAAATCAATTGGTCAAGTGATATTTTCTTTGACTACATTGGTTCACGTTTAAGTTATAAATTAGAAGCCTACGCAGCCGGTACCAATGTAACATTGGCCGACAATGAAGTAGCATACCTAAACCTTGTTCGTGGCGTCGACGTCATTCCAAATTTGATTTTTACACAAGGTTCTGCGGTTGTTACATCTGTTGGTGCAGTTTCTTGGACCAATGATATCTTAGCTGGAGACTTTATCAAAGTCGGATCTGAAGACGATACTAAATATTATAAAGTATTGTCAGTTGATACAGCCTCTCAAGTTACATTGAGCGAAAACTTCCTTGAAACTTCTACCGGCTCCGGTGGGGTTCAAGCGAAATATGCTTATGGATTCTATCAAGTTGTAGCAGTTCCAACAACAAATCGTCATTTGCAAATCGCCGATCGTAAAGATGTGCCTTTTAACGAAGATACATATTGGATTTTATTGCGTAATGATAACGGTGGTTCAACAGCTCGCGCTTACATTCGCGGTTCATCTGGTGGTGAGTTACAACAAGGTGAAGACCGAGAAATTTCTGATGGAGCTTCATTAGAGACACTTGAATATATCGGTGCTCCAACTGAAGTTTCTAGTAAACCTGACTATACCAATGCTTTGGTAACTGGATTGGCTGAAGAAAGAACAGTCACGTTCCCTGCAGCTTCTGCTTTAACATCTGGCCAATACTGGACAATTAACTCTGCTTTAGATGTTAGAAAGTTTTATGTATGGGCTAATATTGACGGCGCTGGTGGAAATCCATATCCAGGTGGTTTGGAAGAAATTGAAGTTGCTTTGTTAAGTACAGATACAAATCTACAAGTGGCTGCTAAATATGCGGCTGTTTTAGCTGGGTATTCTGAATTTGACATCACTGATAACTTAAACGGTACCGTTGCTGTTAACAATTCACAACTTGGCGTATCTACAAATGCTGCTGATGTGGATATGGGTGTTGGTTTTTCAATTAACACAACTCAAGAAGGTATTGGTTCATTTAATCGTGTTATTGTTGATGAAGAAAATCTAACAAAATCAATTAAGCGTTTAGATGAAGCTGTTGGTAGTGTACAAGATTCTTTAGATATTGATCCATATTCTGAAATTATCACTATCGTTTCTGGTGCTCCAGCTGACGATAATGAAATGACAGGTCCAGTAACCGCTGGTACAAACGTACTTATTCCATTAAATAGTCGAATTTCTGATGTGCAAGAAACTTATATCGTTGGAAGATCTGATCTAATCATTTCTCTTGGTGGTATTACACTTGTTGTTGGAAAAGATTATACTGAAGTTGGAACTTCTGGTGATCCATCTTCTGAAGTGCAATTTACATTTCAATTAGAGATTGATGATGTACTTGAATTCCGTAAATTTGCTGCTAATGGTGGTGGTTCAGGTTCAGGCTCTGCATCTGGTGTAAATTTAGGTGCTGCTGAGGATGCTGATGTTTTCAAACAAACAGTTGGAACGCAATTACAATTCCGCAGAATCAAGGCTGGAACAAACGTTAGTATTTCTCAAGACACCGATAGTATTACAATCAATGCCAATGCTGGTGTTTCTGCTGCAAATGTCTTAACAACTAGCTCATCAGTTTCTATTACAGATGCAAACGACATTGTTAATGTCTTGAATGCTGGTTCAAACGTAACAATCACTCTTCCAGACGCTACATCTTCTGAGGGTAAGATTTTTTATTTAAAGAAAATTGACGCTGGTAACACATTCTTCTTAAAATCTGTATTTGGTCAAACATTAGATGGTGTTGACATTGATGCGGCTCCAAAAGCGATTACCACTCAATACGAATCTATCACTGTTGCAGCTGTTGCTGGTAATTGGTTTATATATTAATTATGAATTTATATTGCATTGTTTTTCCTAATAATAAAAAATACGTTGGTGTTGAGTCAAACGATGGTCAAAGAAAACAATATCATTCTAAAGGCCACAAGCATACTGTGGTAGGAAGGGCCATTAAGAAACATGGATGGAATAATTGCACATTTAAATATTTAATTAAAAATGCAAGCAAAGACACATGTTTACATATGGAGAAAAAACTAATTGACAAATGGCAATTGCAAGATAAAAAATTTGGATATAACGTTTCTGCTGGTGGTGAGTCTGGTTTTAAAGGAATTAGGCATTCAAAACACACTATTGAGAAAATGAAAGATAGTAGAAAAAAATACAATCTCACAAATGAATGGAAAGCCAATATTTCAAAATCATTAAAAAATAAAAAACATAATCTTAAAAGAAGAAATAATATTTCTAATGGACATGGGTCAAAATCTTTTGAGGTATTTAGGATAATTAAGTC